ATGACTTTTTGTGTTCGAGATACATCAGGAGTACCAGTGGAAATAGTAGTATTATAATAAAATGGAATAAAACTAATACGTAAACGTCCAGAATGAAATTTAGTTTTAACAAATTTAAAAGTATAAACTATAGAACCACGCCAATAACCATGAGTATTAGCAACATAACCCATATGAGTACATCTAAAACGATCAACAATTGTAGCTGAATAATTTTTAACCTTAAAAGGAGTAACAAAATTATCCCACAATATAGTATTTGTTGTTTGTGTAGTGTCCCAATTAAATCTGTCCCAAAAATTAGGAATAGATAAAATATGAGACATGTCCATTTCATCAGCAGAAGTACCAACCATACCAGGTTTTGTTTCCACCTCATTATTGGCAGAAAGAGCCATTTTATGAGAAGTATCAACACCATTATAATTTGCCATTCTATTTTGACCACGTAATTTTGATTCACATGCAGGGGCCTGAGAAGTAGGTTTAGAAAATCCAAGAATCTTGAAAATATTTGAAGCAGTTGAAGAAATCCAAGCTGGTCGAGTAAAAAGATTACCAAGAATAGGGATTTTAGACAAAGTGGAAAGACCACCAGACACTTGCCCGAGTCCAGAAGAAATAACACCAGAATTTTTCATCTGTTGCAATTCTCCCATCATCTGAGCATAAATTTTATCTGGAGACTTCTTGTAACTTTGGTCGGTCCAAGCTTGTCTAAATTCCGCATCTGTCATCTTACCACGCCGCAATTGTTCAGCAAGATCAACGCGATTTGGACCAGAACCAGTGAATATATTAGCACCTGTTGGATATTGAACATCAACATCTTCCAAGTGCGCCCAAACAGTATATTCAATAGAACCAGTACCAGAAACTTGATCTCTTAGTTGACTATATACAACTAGGTATATAGCGCCAAAAGATCCTTGACCAGTAATCAAATTATAATAAACATGAGGAGAAACATAAGGAATGCGCATTTCCACTTCTGTACCAACGGATAAATCCAAGTCTGTACGAGGACAGCCTGAACGACCTTGTAATGTAGAATTAACTAAAGCAACACGATTAGGCATATACTGTGCATAAGGATAATATTGTAACATCAATCTTCCCTGTTGGAAAGGTTGAGAGTTGACTTGTACTTTTACTACTAAAGTAGCACGCAAACCAACAAAACCACGCAATTTATCCTGATACATAGCATTAGAAATCAAAGCTTCTGGAAAATTAGCAGTATAAAGTTGAGTTTCAGAAGCAGTAGCAGAAGACCATAAACCAGTTTGAATAATAATAGGACGAGCCAAAAAATCTCTAATTTCATGAATTCTTTCTTCACGAGTAGTCATTGAGAGATAGTCTGTAGACAAATCAACGATATCGGGGACAGTGCTAGTCGAAGGAGTGACTCCTTCACTAACGAAATGCACAATTTCCTCTTGTTTTGATTCAATTCTACTACTTTCATCTTGACTTTGTGAAGTATTCGTTGTATTTGTATTTTGAAAACTAGCAGGTAAATAACTTAACTCAAACAACTACCTAATCGATATGAGCGCACAGAGGGTTCTCTGGATAATGTGGGGCTGCCACTAGGCATCCTGAGAAGTAAAGTTAAATAACTAACCTAATTACTAAAATAGCAATACTCTTCTTTTATTAACCTCTGAAATTTGTATAGAAGAGCAAGATCACATTTTAGCTTAAAAAGAAAGAACATCATCTGCAAGATAAGTGGCATCATGCAGATATTGTTCAAAAGTCAAAATTTGTGGACGTAAACTAAGTTCATCTTCAATAGTACCAATTGCATTTCGCAATTCATGATATGCATCACGACCATGATATACAATTTCTCTAAATGCAGTTTCAATGTTTGTCATCAAAATTTCATCAGGATCAATTGTATTCCTAGTCCAATTCAACATCTCATAAATTACTTCTTTCTTCAAAGGAGCAACGGTACGTTGAAGTTCTTCACAAAATAAAAATCCACGCTTCAAAAAGAAAATATCCTCTAATTTACGGTACTCAACAATTTCACCAGTTTTAGCTTCATCAGTATATTCATGTTTAATTTGTGTCATCATTTCACTAATAGTGACTTGATTATATATTTTGATAACTTCATCAGAAATATTCAAAACATTATCATCACCATAAGAAATCATTGACACATATTTACGGAAAAACTTCATTGAAGACAACTCTGGTTTATCCCGCATCATAATCAATATCCAAACAATACGCATAATAGAGGAATTATACAGACAATTAATAATAACAGTAAAAGGATTGCCAGAAGGTTGAGAGTGAGTCCACATATAAATATTATCACCAAAAATATGACAAGAATGTACCAAATGAGTCCACAAACCCAAACAAATTTTCAAATGTCGCTTACCTTCAGGACTTTTAACATCAACAAATTTAGATAACCAAGGAACAAAGACTTTCCAAAAAATAGCCCACAAAATTTGTGCAACAAGTGAGCCGTCAAAATTACCAAAATCACCAGCAATAACTTTATTGCCCTTCTTCTTGAGACGTTTAGCAATTCTTTCCCAATCAACTGAATATGGATTCGTTCCAACACCAATTTCGTTATCTATACGATTATGC